CGACCGAAAGACCACACGAGAAGCTGCTGCGCTCGGTTGGAATTCATCACAATAATAGGTTGTACTACTACCAGCCTGTGAAAAAGCAGCAATCACATCACAATATTTTTGATGAACCATACCAGTTGCAAAACCACCGGTTGTACCGGAACGAACTTTACGTACCGTACCGTCAGGCATCTCAATATTTAACTTATACTGCTCTTGTGCATTAGTATTAGGTAAACCAACTTTATCCATCCATTCATATTTGTCACCATACCAACTTTCATAACCCATACAGTTACTTGAAGGAATACGAGTATGAACTATTCTACCATCGGCATCCTTTGAGATATACCAAGAATATTCAGTTTTATGCACACCATCTGAATCATAGCTTACAGTATCCTGCATACCGATTACGGCAGTAGTTCCGACTATCCGGTTATTTGTATTTTGACCATAACCGCATTGATCTTGTGCATCACGACGACCATATGCTGCATAGAACAAGTTAGCTACATCTTTGTGCATCTCCCAGTCCACAAGTTGCAAATTACGTTGTTGTGCATAATAGTGAAAATCGGATTGAGACATACTACCAACACTTGCAGAAGTATTAAAAGCAGAATAAAGAGAATTACCAATAGAGATTGCTTCACCGACACCTGTCAGACAAGGCAGGTGTTCAACCCAATCCGGCTCCATATCCTCAATCTTGTCACTGTTGGATAATACAACAAGGTCAAATTCTGCGTTATTGAAGATTGTGAAATAAAGGAAAGCAGCTCTCTCCGGAACGTCTGCAATAAGATACATTCCTTCAGCAAACTTATTGTTAAGACTCGGAACGGTCAAATCCTTTATAACGTTACCGGATGCATCTACGAAGATGCTACCAATAAGACCGGTTCCTAACGTAGTCGGGAAACGGACACGTTTGTGTTTAGAAACGTCCACACCGCAAACACTATAATTCGTATCTGAAGAATAGCTGTCCGTCAAGGTGGCACGACCGATCAGTATTTTAGTTTTCTCCTTATAAAGCCCGGATTCACGGATATTGGAAAGATAAACCTTATCACATACAGGTACATCCGGCATTTCGGTATTGGAGCTGTAACAGGTGTACTTCTTGTTGTTAAGGTAGTCATTGATACCTTTATACCAATAATGCGGTTCATACACCCAAATATCCCCCTCGGTACTATCCAATTTGGCCGGAGTAGCACTGGAAATTTTCTCTGAATCGGCATAAAAATTGGAGTTCGCATCATGCAGGTTACAGATTACCATTTTACCTTTCTCTGTTTGTTTACCTAAACATCGATGACGTTGGGCAAGGATCTTAGTTATATGACCGTTCGCAACATAGCTGTTACCGTATTTATAGCCAGTCAGATTATCAAGGTTGCTGATATTAGCATCATCGGCAACAGTGTCATCAAATTCAATCATCGTATATTTGGGCTGAATGATGGTCAATTCCGGGAAATGCGCAACGGCTGCTTCATATTCCTCATCAGTCATGGAACGGGTCAGACGATAGGTTCCAACCAGGCGACAGGAAGATACATTACCACCATTCTCATCAACACCACCCATTTCCATAAGGTTACGGAGCAGTGTTCCGTCTCCTTCCATGTCAATGCCGGTTATACGAAGGTATCTGACAGATGAACACGCTGCGAGTAATCTTTGCCAATCAATCAACGCACAACTATCCACAACCAAACGGTTTATGTTGGAAGTTCCTTCTAAGGTCAGATTATCATTAGACAGCCTATTCAGATACCGCAATTCAAGAGTCTGAAGAGTAGCAGGAAGAACAGCGACAGACAAAGGAGAACCAGGCGCAAAGGAGACACCGGTCATTGCAGATTTACCGGCACGGAAAGACTCAAGCTTAGAGTTAGAGGACAAATCCATAGAGATAAAATTTTCACTCTGTAAGCCGGTCAGATTCAACTCACGAAGATTTCTGCATTTGTCAACCAATAATGCGTTCATCGTTTTTTGAGTAGCCTTGCAACTGATATCCAGTTTACGCAATGCAACACAGTTACTTAGATTGAGTGTACCAACAATCGCATGACTGACATCCGTCAGATCAAGACCTAACATTCGGGATGCACCGTAAAAATATTGCGGGTCATTGACGATCAAATCGGTGTCAAGTGTCAGCTCAACAACACTGCCGGTATCTTCGGCCAAAACGCCTGACTGTTTCGGTTCTCCGCTCGTGTACCCATACCCGAAATAATAACGCTCACTGGCAGTTATCTTGACTTTGCGTTTATCGGTTGAGAACTTGTAACCGAAATATACCGGGAATGAATCCTGCCGATATGTACCGGCAAGGTATTGACTGTCAAGCAGGGCAAAACGGTTTTGAATAGTGAAAGTACGGTGAGCGTAACGGCTGCCTTGCAGGGCATACAGATAGTCATAGTATTTTGTACCCTCCGAAGTAGTGACACCCTCCGTCAAAGGTTTGATGTATTTATATTCACCATCCTTGTTATAAATACGTTCACACCAATTACCCATCATTTGATTATTGAACATATCCAGGACATCTTCAGTACTCATGTTACTACGGAGCGTTCCGGCAACCTCACGAAGCTTCTCCGGGCATCCGCGAACTAAGTCCCACAAAACACCGTCGTGACCGGCAAAAGCATAACTACCGATACTATCATCAAAAGTCTCATGGGTGATAGTATAATCGTATTTCAAAACAGAATCGTTACGACCGCCTAAAATAGTGTCAAGGTCATAAGGAAGAAAATACCAATGAAGACCATCCCAGGTGCAAAGCATCATGTTCTTTGCACGGTTATCGACGGCCATCAGGTAGTCTGTTATCAGGTACCAGGCAAACGGACTGTCGTTACCGAAATAATCTTTATACTCGTTCAGGAACTTGACATGATTACCCTTGCAACTGTATATCCATGACCATAGTCTTTGTACGGCAGCCTTATCCTCCGTGTCAGCGTTGGCCCACGTCTTGTCTGCTTTAAAACGGAACTCAAGACCTTCAGCAAACTGTTCCTCGGTAATATTGGCAGTACCGAACAGGCACAACGGATGAGAGTTATTCAAGAACTCAATGCAGACACATTTATTACGCTGACCGTTTAGGGCTTCCACATCATTAAAGCCCGCTATGCCCTCAAAACCATAAACGTTGTGGGATTCACTCTTTTCATTATTGAAATTGTATTTACCCAGGTAGATGTTTACACCGGAATCATCATTATCGTAGAAACAATCAATAGGATCACCATCGACACCGATACGGACGGAAGAATCAACCATTTGCGGTGGAGTCAGCCAACCACATTTCTTCCACACGTCATTGATCAGACGAACAGCACCGGTATTATGGGTACTTGATGAGTCGCTGAAGTCTGCTTTCAGGCAGAAGATACCCACACGTTTTGCACCCGGTTTGAATGAATACATCAAGTCCGGAACATCTACGCCGCCGACCTCAAGGGTAGTACCGTATTTTTCAGAACGGAAGAAGTAGATACGATAGTTCTTTCTCGGATAGGTAGTCGAAGAATTTCCCTGTATCCGGAGTCCGGCTTTACGGAGTATAAAGTCGTATTCCTTGCCGTACTTGGAATAGAAATAGACATCGGCGACGACCTCAAACTTTTTGTTGTTAGTAGCGTTAACCAGGTTGACATCACCAACAATGCGCATCACACTTTTTCCCTGGGCACGAAGTTTTTCTATGTCAACATCGGAGCCGGTATCATTCATCACGTCATTTTTCTGAAACAGCATAACCATTTCATCAGAGGTGGGACGGTCCACCATGTAGTTAGTCAGCTCTTCATCATCGGTCAAACCACGACGGTAGATACGAAGGTTACGCAATTCAACATCGGCAGCATCAGAGGAAACAGTTATATTGACAGGTGACTCCTGCTTCATGCTTTCCGTCTGTGCGTACTGCTTGGCTCCGCACCGGATGCCGTTGACATACAATTCCATAAGCCGGTTACCCGACTTCTTGCCGATAACGAAAGCGATTTTGTAATTCATACCGGAAGCAAAGGGAGTATCAACCGAACTACCACCCGAAGCCGCGACCATAGCTTCCTGCGCGGTCATCTGAAAACCGATGCCGCCCGACATACAGGAGACGACAACGCCTTTGCGGTCAGTGATATTGCTACACTTCAATTCAAATTCATAGGTTCCGCCATTGGAAACGGCATCATCCGAAAATGGTTGTTTCATGATCTCAATGGCAGCACCATTGGATAGCAATAGGGAATCACCAGTCCAACCGTTACTATTCCAGTCGAAACCTGTGAATTTGGTTGTTACCTCGCCATCAGTCCAAACAGCCGGATTCTCTTCAGTATTGCTACGTCCGGCAGCCGAAAGTTTCAAATCAAGGTCGGCCTGTACCTCTTCGATATCAATAGAGGATTTTGCAACATCAACTAAGAAATCATATTCAGTGTTACCGCAAGAGAACCGCATTTCATACTCTCCCTGTTCGGTGAACCGGTTTGTGTAGACCTGAACTGTACGGGGCACACTGACTGTCTGTGTCTTAATACCGTTGCAGGAAACGGACATTTCAGCAGGAGTCTTACCCGGATCATAAGCAACAAATTCGAACTGCAACTTCTCGTATTGGCCGATCTCAAGGCGGGGCGTCAAATGATCATCCGTAAAAATACGACCGTCCGGGAAACGGTGCATCATACCGATACTGGGAACGGAAGAGCCCTCCTTGAATATATCCAGGTAAATACTTTCAGACCGGATTGTAAGATCGGCAGAAGCTTCCATTTCAGCAACCATTTGCACCGTATGTCTACCGGGTAAAAGGTCAGACATCGAGATGCTGAAGCTGCTGTTTGTTTGGCCGGACTTAGTGATCGTCTTGGAGTCTTTCTGGACGCCATCCACATAAAGCATTACTACTTTGTTGCCGGTTCCGGAAATGGTGAACGGAATGGATGCCGTTGCGCCGGCTGCATAGCCGCCAACAGGAGAAGCGATATTATAGCTCGATATCAGAGACAGAGTAATAACCTTGACGGACGTGTATGCCTGCTTAGTCTGCTTCTTGCCTTCCGGATCGGTAGTCGTCGCCTTGACATAGATATCTGTTGTGCCTAAAAGCAAATATTTACTTAGATCAAGAGTGTACGTACCCTTAGACACATCATTGATGGTTTCCGTATAAACGGTTTGAGCACCACGAAGCATCTGTATGGTGAGCGTAGCTTTTTGTCCCGTAGATTCGCCCTTGTCATCTCCGGAGCTGTATTGATGATCGTAATAATAGGTAAGATGAGAAGAACCACCCTCTTTGATAATACTGTTATCTACGGAAGCATTGAGGACAATCTTTGTTGCAGTACCGGTTTCACCACCTCCACCGCCAGTACCGCCCTGAAATTCCGTACTGGTGATTTCTGCGCCGGACTTGTTTTTGAAAATCAGCTTTACAGTGTTGCTCTCTTCATCAACGACGGGTTCGACATCAAAAAGTGTATTGGCGTCAATCTCATTAAATCTTGCGGCAACCGCACCATTTTGAATAGCATTTGTTGAATTAACGTCCAGACTTTCGTCTGTCTGGGGAATCTCAACATTGAAAGAAACACCACCGCTTTCGTCCGGAGTATGCTTTTCACCGTTGAAAGTTATTGCTTTTATTGCTCCTGCACCACCGTATTCATTCCAGGCCGCCGGCTGATCGAAAGCTGTTATATCATTTGATTCAAACCGGTAATCTTTCCATTTGCCGGCAGACTCCTCAATAGTAATTATCATGCCGGGCTTCTGATCATCTTTGATTTTTGCTCCGGCAATAGCGATGACAGCAGTTTCTTTCGTATAAAAGCCGGAATTAAGAGGGTGAAGTTTGGTAACATTATAAAAACCACTACCGGAACCGGAACCACCGGAGATTTCTTCCCACTCATTCCATTTCCCACCTGTCATCTTACGTTGTTTCAATACACCACCGGTAAAATGCGTAGACAGGAAGATTTGCGTAATAGCATCATCCTCGCCATAACGACTCACTACTAAAATATCACTTGAATAAGTGTCTGCATCAGTCACAATATAATAGCCGGAGTTTATAACCGAATCAATATTAGTATAAAGGACTGTATTGAAAAAATGAAGCATATCTATATTTGAAAGATTCTTGTAGAAATCCTCTTCAGTACCCTTATACCCTTTGCCTTTTGCATCTTCATAGGTATTAACCTCATTCCATGAGTCCGGTACATAATCACTGCCGACATATACATAAGTATGATATTTACCTACTTTATCTAAGAATGAACATTTGATACCAATGTTCCTTAGCTCAATAGGAACGAGGTATATAGCCTTATCTAATGTGAATCTGTTTGTATTATCACTCGGATCGACATGATATAAAGATACATTATAGTCAGTAACGCTCGTTATTCTCCAACTACCCCACTCTCCGTTTTTTCGCTGTCTCTGATATACGAACCCACACTCATAGCGTATTTGTTCATAAATGTTCTCATCAAGTATCGTAGTAGCCAAAAGACCTTTTATATCCTTGAATTCATTTCGTTCATCTTCATTATACCGATAAGTAAACAAGCCGGCAGTACCAAACACCTCATCTAAATCTCTTAGATCGTTCAAGAAATCCAAGTCTATAACAATACTACCACAAACATTTATGGCTGCCAATAGTTTTTTCAATTCTCCCCAAACAGAGCCATCATCACTTTTAGATGTCTCTTTTGTTCCAAGAGCTTCCTGTAATTTAGCTTCGGTTGACATCCATTTCCCCCAAGTTGTGTTACCACTGGAAACAACACCACTCCGGGACAAAGTAATAACCGGTCCTACGGTTACTTCAGTAGCCGTACTGTTATTCATTGCATCAAGTTGGATGCACGATGTAAACGACTGATAAACATTATTGAGTCCCAACCGCTCTACTTGAATATTGAGAGGAATACTGGTAGAACCAGGCGCAAATACACAACGGTAATTTCCAACAGAGGAATTACCTTCATATAAAGAATTGAGTTTTGATTTTAAGTTAGCCAGAGAATCAATCGTACCCAAACTTTTAAAAGGATCAGTAAGAGGATTTGATTTTGTTGAAGTGCCTAATATCCTTTTCAACAGTTCAGCATCTCCTTCAGTTATACTCTTCTCTGCATCTGTAATACGATTCTTAAAATCCTCCAAATCTTTATTAATATAAGCGGATATAGCGTCAGTTAAATCCTGTACCAATATTTTCCGCCCACCACTAATCTCAACATACATATCATCAGACAAAGATTTCACGGCAGTAAGCTGCTCTATCGTGAAACTATTTGTCTTTAACGCTTGCAGCACAAGGCTGACAATCTGCTGTTTCTCCGTTTCTGTCATAATTATTCTTTTAATGAATTATCTAATCATTATCATATACCCACGTTAACTCAATGGTCATACCAATATTATCAATATCATAGTCATACATGTAATCAAGATAAAGCTGGAATTCTTTTCCGGTACCTACATCTCTGGCATCTACTCCCTTTAAAATATAGACTCCATCTCTACTAACTACACTACCCTCAATAAGATTACTATATGAACCACCTGTGTACAGAATGGCACGTAAATTTATCAAACTGTCATCCAAAGAACTTTTCAAGCTATCAAGTCCGGTTATCACCAGTTTACCATAACCTTTCCTGCCAATATACTTACTGTCTATGTCAGTAGTCTTAATGGTGATTAAATCCCAATAGGATTGTTCATCACCGCCCGGATGATGAATGCTGTTCACTGTGATCATTGTATCACTGTTGATAGAAGTGCCAGTATTTGGAGTAGCATTAGACATATTGATATAAGTTCCAATTTCTGCTACAGGTTTTTCTGTACCAAATTTGATACTACGCATATCCCCAGTATCCGTTTTTCTGTAATTATCACCTTGTACACGTCTCATCGCAACCTGATTATTCCATTCCAAAACAGGATCAAGCGATTTTATCTGCTGTAACTGCTGATTGAAGACAAAGCTTTTCAATCCCTCGATTTCTTGATTCAATTCAGGAACACCACCGTCTTTTCTTGCATAACGTACACCATCAAAATAGATATAGTTACAGCATAAAATACGGTTAAGAAAGTCAGCAAACCACACTGGGCAACCAATAGAATTACCTAAAGTAAATATCTTCTGTGTAGCTTCACGGCTATACAATTCTACGATATCACCATCAGCAGTGGTAAACTGTTCGTTATCTACTGTGAATGACCAGTTATTATCTTTGAATCCGCCGGGGGCACGAAAATCGAAGAAATATTGCATACCATCAATCCAAAAGATACAATCCGTCCGTTGCCGGTTATCTTTCATTGAATACTGTATTACAGTAGTCTCATTAAGTTCGGCACTATCATTCGTAACTTTGAAAATCTCACTCCAGGAATCACCAACTAACACATCGTAGTAACCGCTATTCAGTCCTGTTATAATGTGAAAGTAGATTATCTGATTATTATTCATATTCCATGTGTGCCACTCAATAGAATCCTGACGCTCATTAATCAAATCTCGTACAACCAAAGCAGGCACTGCATCTGATTTGTCACCTATCAACTCAATGAATATGATATCAGAGCTTGCGAATTTCTGAATGTATTTACTCTTCGCACCGAACCGGTCCGTAGTAGGGTTAAAAAACAAAGGGGTAAAAGGACTTATTTTCAACATAATATTTTAAGCTTTAGAGATAGATTTCACTATAAGTTCATATTTAAGCCCATCAAACCGTTCTATTTGTCCGTCTGCTTCACTTAAAAATCCCTTATACAAATACTCATCTTTAACAAGAGTAATTATACCATCCACAGGAGAAGGAATAACTTCATCATAGGTATTAAATCCAACTTTACCACAAGTGGCCAACTTTTCAGATATCACAAAATTATCTTTTAACGCAATGTTGTTAATCACAACATCACTGTTGCCATCAGAAGAAGTAAATTCAAGCTTATCAGCGCTAATACCAATATACTTGCTGTTTGCAAGCAACATAGCACGCTGGTTATACATCACATTAAACATCTTATCTGGATTCAACACGCCGCTGATATTCCATCCGGTTCTAATGAGTTTATAGCACATCACCCCAGACGTTAATATAGAATCAGCAGCTCCAACAAAAAACACGTCATTATCACTTTCATTATCAGTAGTATTCTTACCTCTCTTTTGTGCTAAGAACTCAATACCATAGGCATCTGCACGATAAGGACTAATAAGCTCCAGTTTATTATCAGTAATATCTACGCCAGTCATGTATTCTGTCGTAAACCGGAATTCATCACGTCCGTTAATTGAATCATAATCCTGTTTGTCATAGCCGACACGAACAGACGAATAAATCAGCTTCTCATCAACAGAATAAGTAAATTCAGTATGGTCGACTTCAAATTCTTTGATTATACTTGTGGAAAACAGTGTATCTCTGTGAACGAACTGAACAATATTTCCATCAATTACAGGAACAAAGCCGAACACAGATTCCATCCAGTCAACAAACTTTGTATAAGAAGTATATAACTTCGCATCTGGTATGCCACGAATACTTTCAGCAGCTACTATAACACAATTATCAAGTCTGGAATCATAATTGCTTGCAATCTTACCGGTAATGCCTTCTTTTCCTCCATTGATACTTTTAAGCAAACAATTCAATACCCTTGTAGGTGTTATTGCATCAATGTATATAGGATCACTGATAGAATTATAAGTTACCTTAAACTCTTTAATCTTCTTAATGTTGATTTTTGCATAAGTAGTATGAGAAGCTTTCAAACTGATAGAAAAGTACACCATCTTTCTTTGACCATAAGAATCAAATGAAGCCTTACTCACGCTAATACTCAATATTATTGTTTTAGTTTCTCCTTTACTTATGTTCACTGCTTGAGTATTCCCACAAGAGGAAAGAGTAAATGTTGCATACTCAGCATCCCCACTATTCTCATATTCAACATCCATTTCCACATACGCTTTAATGCCCGACGCAGGAACATCGAGCAGATCAGCAACTACGCCTTTTTCACCTTTGTCATATTCAAGGTAACCTCCTTTGGATATCTCATTACTATAACTGGAAACATAAACATTTGCAAGTTCAAGAGGATTTACGGTATATGTATCACCAATAGAGAAGTTTAGTATATTCTGCATATCCAGCCTATCATAATACAGTTGATGAACTTCTTTTATTTCATCTACCAAATACTCGTATTGCGTTCCCTTGTTAGCTTTAATAAGAGTAGCTGTACTATTATCAACTGTATTCATTGATATTGTATAGCCCGAATTATCGAAGGTACCGAAATCCAACTTACTATTGATAACAATATCATAGGTGTGCTGATTATTGATTTCGTAAATTGCGATCCGAGCGTCTGCAAACAGATATTTTTCTACCCATTCATCGAGAAGCAACTCATAAGCTTCTCCTACAAACTCAAACTTAGATGTGAATGTTCTAATAACTCCACCGAATCCATCACGTTTGAGTGTACGTTTTATCTCATCCCAATTCCGGATACAAGATTTAGGAAGTTCATGCGTGGTACCAGCTACTGTAAGAACATATTTGCAAAGCATTTTTATAGGGTTAAAACGTTCATGGGCAAATATAAAGAAAAAGCCAACCGGTTTCCCGATTGGCTAAATTCTTGAAAATAACACTTTGCGAAAACGTCCTATAACTACCTGTCTTTCAACACCATTTCTATGCCAAGGAACAAAAACGACTTTTCGACATTCGCCAAGCTAATTTTTCCATTGCCTTTTAAAAAGGCATTGAGAGAACTTCTATTTATATCCAAATGCCTGGCTAATTCAATCTGCTTTATTCCCCTTTTCTTGAGGGCCTCAATTATAATTTCACGTATCATAAATAGTATTTTGAGACAAATATATGATTCTTGAACGACAATTCGCCCCAGATGTGGGGCAAATGTCTAACCTCTTTCAGATTTTTGTTTCCAAAGGCACATTCTCAAAGGGTTCGCATCGAAAACTAAGCCATGCGCATTTATTTTTATTCTCCTAACAAATAAACAATATTTTCATCAATGGATATTTCACCTATTGCTTCGTTTGAGTGATCAGCACTTAACAGTCGAACTTCTTTTGATTTATCTTCAATTTGAATCAGCTTATTTATTAGCTCTTGTACTATCATTATTAAATTCCTCCCTTATTTATTATGCTAATCAAGTTGTTTATAACTAAATATTGGCATTTTTTTAGGCCGTGGACATTCTTTTAGGTAGTTTCTATCTTTTGCAATAACATCCCGCAAAGTGCTTTTCTTTAACGCTTTCTTTTGTTTTCGAGGAAGTCTTATTAATTTTTTGTATCCGTAAATACCACCTACAATATGCCACATAGTGAAATCAATTCTTAATCCTTCGTACATCATTGTTTATAGTTTTATTTGAACATTTTATGCAAAGATAAATAATAAGCGGTAAATCCAATGTAGAAAAGAGCTAATTCCTACTTAGTAAGACTCGGTTTACCTCATTTTCTATTCTATAATACGGTCAATCCTTTCTTGCTCTTTTTTAACAAAATCATATAATTCCTTTTCAAAAGCTTGTTTGTGACCTTGGACTTGCCTTGATATTTCTGATTCAAAAATGTTCATTACATCCTTGGCTATATCTACTATATTTGTTCTTTGTTTATGAATACCCTCTATTATCAATTTATAATTAGGATCTATCTTTTTACACTCTTCTTCCATCTGAGTTACTATATTTGCAATATTTACCTCCCGTTCCTCTGCCGTGAGTTTATCTTCAGATTCTAAAAACATATGTAGTAAGTTGATACATTTTACCCATAATCCATAAGTTTCTCTGGTTTTATTTAGGTGGACTAATAATGGATTCGCAACAGGATAGTTTTTTAGTTTTATTAGTTGAATCCTTAACCGGATATTATTCAATTGATCTTGATCTGCCATGCGGTCAATTTTGCGTCTATCCTCTGTCGTAAATGTTTTATCTATCCACTTTGAAGAAAAGTCAAGAATATCAATAGGCTTCATGGAGTGACTAATATCTAAAATATTATTTACCATTTCATCAAGCCTTTTTTGTTCTTGTTCTCTACGAATTAATAAAACTTGAAGTTTGCGATTCTCTCTATTTTGTTTATTAGATACGCTTATAGACCTAAAAGCAATTATCATAGCAATTGCAGTTGCTATTGATCCTATAGCAGTCCAATCAATTGTATATAAATCAACATTCATCATATTATAGTGTTCATTTGAATTTATTTCATAGTAGTTTCTATTTCATATTTCTACCGTATAAGTCAAGAAACTGTATAAGGAGCTTATTACAAACACAAAGGTAACAATTTAAGAGAATAATGTAGAATTATCGTTTTTATTTATTTCATTTCTATCTTTAATTACTCCTTTTCAAACATACTAAAAAACCTATATCCATTCAGGCTTTACCACTTCGTATCTTTCTTTTAAGTACTCATCCGTTCTACCATCCGGGCGTTGTTCTGAATAGATTATTTGCCCCGAATCCCATTCAATATCAGACCATCGGAATCCGTCTTTTAACGGTTCGGGAGTATAATTTCGAAATATCAACATACCGCGTTCAGTACGTTCTATAATACTATCAGCGGTATCATATCCATCAATGCCATCCCACCCCGGTCGATTAGTCGGTCGGTAAATTATGCCATCTTCACGTGTCGGGTCAATGTCTGTGATTACTCCTTCATAACCAGAACAAGTTTCTATGAACTCTGCCCCAACATGAAGCCAGTATGGCAGTGTGAGCATTAGTGCGAGTTGCCGCTCTTTTTCTTCAGCAGCTTTCTTTTTCGCAAGCTGCATTGCTGCCCATCGAGCGCGTATCCTCAACACAGAGGAACTTACTTGCCGAAAAAGACGACAGGTGATTGTTTTGTATGGATCGAAATATATATTTTTCTTGTCACAGAAATATCGTAATCCATCAACAGGTTCAGCATCGTTGCAAAACTCGCAATCAGTGCATGATTTCTTTCTTCTTGTCATATTTAAAACTGTTACATTTCTTTATTTTTATTAACTTAATACCTACTCAATAAGTTGTAAAACATTCGTTTCTTCTCAATGTATTTTAGTCCGTTCCTGCGAAGTCCCCTTTTAGTCCTGGACACAATCATTTGACAACCTCTAACGCCAACATATATGAAACACGAATGATGTCTTTTAGTTTCTTTAAAAGCCCACCAAATCGCTTCACGACAATATCTGTAACTATCATTTTGAACACCTTCATAGCCTTTTCGCATTATGAAATGTCCAATTTCGTTAGCTTCTTCTTCTGAATAGCAAATTGTAAATATATTATTCATATCTTTATTATTATATATGTTCACTAAAATCCTTAATACGCACATCTATCTGTTTTACCACTTCCTGTAAGATGCTAATACATTCATCAACCGGATACTCAGCTAACAGATTATCGATATTTTGAATGATATCATTGGCTGCAATACTACTACTCATCTATTCTGTTATTAGTTGTTTCCAAAATGGAAAACTCTGATTCATATTTAAAAATTGGGGTTCTCTAATGCTTCTGTAAGTTCTTCTTCAGTAATGCTTTCGCAGATGTTTGAATCATCTATGTAAACATTATATCCAGTCTCATTGCGAGACACTTCCAATACACGAACTTCACCGGTTGGTGATTCTACTCTATAAATTGTTTTCATATTTTCTGAAATTAAAGGATTAGAACATACTGCCATTACACACAATAGCGTCACCGGCTATATAATCATCAGGAAAAATAGCTCTATTCATTAATGCAAGCCGGGTAGCCTCAACATTCAAGCCAAAATGGAATTTACCCTCTTCATTTATTATCATTATTTTATTAGAGCAAAGATCAATGACTTGAACATAGCCGTTTACTAAACTCTGCACTTCTTTTAGGGTAAAGCAGTTCCCATTCACCGGAGAAATTTCAACTGTTTCTCCGGTGACTTTTAATAAAGTTGCTTTCATATGCTTACCCTTCTATGGTTAGTGTCAGGCAGATACTTTCAAGCATATCCCCCTTTTGCTTCTCCAGTTCAATACGGCTTGTTAGCTGCTGTAATTGTTGAGAAAGCATTTTTATATTCCCCATATTGCTCACTTGATTAGTATGAGTGTTGAGGCTGTTATGTGTATCACCTATGAGCTGATTAGCTTGTGCTATGAGGGTAGCAAGCTCTTGCCTGCTATCCTCTTTTCTCTTTGAGTAGTATTCTAATGGAGTCATATCAATACACGGTTACAAGGTTCTCTATTTTGAAGCTTCTAAACTCCTGCTTATCAACATCGAAGTAAGAGAAAGTCTTATAAGAAGGCTTTGTCATACGTTTACCCTTGTTTGTCGCACCTGCAGGCACATTTTTAAGAGTGCCGATAGCATAACGAATACTGCCATTCACTTTCTCATAGGCGAATTTAACTTCACCGCTTCTCATTCTTTTAGCAAGTCTGTAAAGCTCCCACGCTTTTAGCAGACAATATTTCCAACTCTTTTTTGTTGTTGAAAGGAGATGATGAGCATACTTCATCACTCTGGCTCTAAAATTAGACTTTGTTTCCATAATTCACTTTTTTTGGTTTGACTTTTATGTTATTTGGTATTGCAAATATAGTCATTTGTTAGGTAATAGCCTAACAAAATAGATATTTTTTTTCTTCAACAGCCTTTTTCAAACCATTTTTAACGAATTAATAATCAAGTTCTTGATATAACATCTTCCGACCAAATGAAATGCGGCTTCGGACTGTTCCAGTCGGGACATTCAACAGTTCACTTATTTCGTCATAGGAATATCCCTGGGCACAATATATTAAGCTATCCATACAACATGATTTTTGGGCACACCGGCGAATGGCAGACACAACATCATTAAACATTGCCAAATTAGAAGCATAATCAGAAGAAGCATTTTCAACTGCTGAATCATATCCAATAAAATGTATGAGAGAGTTTCTATTGTACTGCGTAATATAAGTATTCTGCATGACAGCAAGGCACCACGGTTTCAAAGGTTTTGATACATCGAACTTATCACGATTTATAAGCATTTTGTACACCGTGTCACCGGCTAAATCTTCTGCATCCTGCATAGATCGGCAGAATCTTTTCGCTACACGTAATATCCAGGGATATATTTCTGATACTTCCTTTTCAAAGTCCATTGTCAGCCCTCCTTATTAGGTGTATCTTAGGTTCACCATTAATGCACCTTTCCACATATTCCCGATGCATTATGCTTTGTTCGTGCATTTCTTTAGCAGAACGCTCGATAGAACTAATGATAGTGCCTATGTCAGGGGGTAACGAGGCAATCATTTCTTTTACTGCGGATACTTCAAATGTTATCCGATCACACTTCGTTTCCAAGGTACGAAGTTCTGACAATAAAACATTGCATAAACGCTTATTTATGCAGTTTGCGTTGTTCTTTCTATTCATAAAAAAGGTCGTTTGTGATTCCTAAAAAGGAGTTACTAACGACCTTCGAAAAAATTCGATTGTAATTGAGATTTAATTAATTCTATATCAATATGAAATATAACATTTACGTCCTTTTCTTCTTCATGCTTATCTCTACATCTGCCTGATGGACGATGTTTGCATAAACAGCAGCATTTATGTTCCGGACATCAATATTCATTTTAAAAAAAGTCATAAGAAAAGCTATTTCAGCATCAAAAGAAGAACGTATCTGTTCCGGAGTAGCTTTTTCTTTCTTCTCATCAGAACGCATATCATCGCTTCTCTTTTGCTCAAATAAAGCAGATCGCAACAATTCTTCAACTTTAGACTTAACTTGTTCATCAGACATGGATTTCGTATCATATGATAACAAAGCCAAAGTCTCCCGGACATCTTCATAAGCATCAATAGCAATCAGAGAAATACAAACTTTAAAAAGCAAAACACGTGCCCTCTCTTTTATCATATCCTCACGATCAACTAACACAGATTTCAATCCGGACGGATTAGTTATCTTCTTGTACTCTATTATCAAATTAGATGAACGTTTCTTTAATTCCATCTCATTAATATCCTCATCTGGCGAAAGTAATACGGAGCAATCACCACATGAAAGCTCTATAAAATCATATAGAGATAATTGGTTCAATCTTTCAATCATAACCGGGAAAGCATATAATATTTATAATCACGGGCACACGCATCTTTATGTTGCTGCTTACCAATACTGCGTAGTTCATGACGTAAGCCCTTTATTTCATATTTCAAATCACTATAATCATTGAAAATAATAGGTTCACCAGTAGTATCCACTCCTACAAAGGTGGGAGAAAGAGAGGGAACATCCCATTCCGGAACATCCCAATCAGGCAAATCAATAGAGCTCACATCCGGAAATACCTGTGCACCTTTAGGAAGATCCACAAGTGTAGGAGTATCGGGTGTCACCCATGCTTTACCGGCATACATGACAACCTCATGTTTACCAGCATCACCCACGAGCGCCTTACCGCCCGGATGAGCACCGTCTTTCGTTCCTTCAGCATAAGAAGGAATCGGTGTAGCGAGAATAGTTGCCACTTGAATAGCTCCCAATGCTCCTATCAAGATTGATAACGGGATATTGGGCAACGCTTCAGTAATAGCAAGTGCAGTCGCTATTCCAGCCTGGGCAATACTCGTTGCTTTCTCCCATACAGCTTGTTTATGAGCAATCTCTTGCTTTTTCTTTTCAAGCTCCTCATTCTTGGCTTCAGTAGCAGCTTTTGCAGAACGTTTACGGGCTTCGGCTTCCTCTTCCGATATGGCACCTTGTTCAGCCTGCTTTTCATAACGTTCTACATCTTTTTCATACTTCTCATCGTTTGCATCCTGTTCTTCCTCTATTCGGTCAATCTGACCGTCATAAACAGCACTGACAAGACTACCGATTGCACCAATAGCTTGAGATGCAGTCTGCAACCATTTTTTGAGATTCTTTTGACGTTCTTTCTGCGCCCTTTCATCTGCCTTGGTAACGCTATTGATAGCGGCAATCTCTGCTTCGGCTTCCTCTTCGGCAAGGTCAGCCTTTAATTTCTGCAACTGCTCGGCAATCTTAGCCCTATCATCCGCACTAAGGTTATCAGCTTGAAGCTCCAATTCTAAGGCATCAATAGCGGCTTCGGTAGTCTTTCGAGCATAATCAAGCCGTAACCGGTATTCCTCTGCCGCATATTCCTGCTGTGTAATTTGCTTAGAAGCCAGTTTCTTTTTCAACGCAAGCATATCCATGATGTGTTCTTCATCACGAATCTTTTGCTCATGAGATGCATTTTCAGCGATCAATGAAATTTGATCGGAAGCATACTTCTCATACAACTCCTTTTTCTTCTTTGCATACTTTTCAGCAATGAGGAACACATCTTCACCAGTTTTCTCTGCTGCATCAATTTCACTCTCACGTTGAAGTTCCAACTGTTGAAGTTTTAAATCCAATTCCTCTTTAGAACCTTTTCTAACAACAGTAAGGGCGTTTTCAATATCCTTCTTTTCACGATCTGAATTATACTTGATGGAATATTCATCAAGAGCACGCTGCATCTCTTTAGCAAGATTCTTCCGGGTTGCAATCTCTTCCCTACTATATCCCTTAACAGCAGCTATCTTCTTAGAATACTCAATACCAATACGAGCAAGTTCTTTCTCTAATCCTTCATCCATAAGAGAAAGTTCTGATTCTTGGTAAGTCTGTTGGATTTTCAATTTCTCCTGTGCAGCTTTCTCCAATTCGCGTTTTTCCTTATCAGTAAGAGGTTTCTTGAAAGTACTTTCTGTATTTTCATCCTGATAGTCATTAGTGATTCCTTTTATCTGGTCCATCTTTTCTTTAAGACCAGCTATATAAGCAGTTTGTTGTTCTACCAAGGAGAAGGATTCATTAATATCATTAATCATCGTATTTGTAGCCTTTTGGATTCCAAGACCTTGTTTCCAAAAACTCCGATTGTTATATTCATCCCATTGTTTCTCATTGCGTTTGGTATAGAGTTGCAGCCTTGCTTCTTCTTGGGCTAATGCTCTCTCAAGTACCTTAAGTTGTTGTGCTCTTGCTTTCTCAAAAGCTTCTGCACCGTCGACACCCTCTTTCCGATAGTGGAGAGCAACAGTATCTATACTTTCTAACTTCGATTTAACCCACTCCTTATCCTGTTTAGCAGCTTGCTGCCCACTCCTTTCAGCATTAGCAAGTCTTTCCTCTGCAAGTTCTTCAGATGTAGCGATAACCTCACGCATTGAACGCACAAATCCTGTTAACTCACTGACAAGCCCAGCAATAGTACCTGTATCACGTCCTAACGTAATCATAAATGCTTCCCATGCAGAACTCAAATTATAGATTTCTCCTTTGACATTATCCCCCATTGTATGAGCCATACCTGCTAATTCTTCATCAACACCGGTTATTTGGTCACGTAATGGGACTATCTTATCTGCAGCAGTAAGGAAAGCATTGAAAGCAGCTACACTACGCTTATCGGTCATCTCAAGGGTACTATTCAAATCTACCCCCTGTTCTTTCAACTTTTGTAGTCCAGCGACTAATTCAGGCAACGTTTTTACAGGCCCTCCCAGTGATTTTGCAAGTACACCATTCGTATCAGCAAGATTCAACAAAATATTACGTGTAGCAGTAGCAGACATAGAAGCATCAAAGCCGGCATCTGCAAGCTTTCCAACTAATGCCAAAGTATCTTCTATGGTAAAATTGAAAGCCTTAGCAACCGGGCCAACGATAGGTAACGCGGTAGCAAGATATGAGAATGATAATGCACTACGTGAAGTCGCAACAGCCATCGCAGATACGTAACGTTCAGTTTCCTTGGTGTCTGCATTAAACATTCTAAGAGCTGCACCAGACAAAGCCGCAGCATCCGATAATTCAGCACCAGTGGCCTGTGCAAAACGCAATACATATTCAGTTGCATCTAAGATTTCTTTTCGTGTAAATCCTAATTTTGCTAATTCGATTTGAAGTTCAGCAGCTTGAGAAGCCGTGTACTTAGTTGTAGCCCCCAATCTTTTAGAATCAAGAGTTAACTCTTTTATCTGGTCAGACGTAGTACCCAATATGGCAGCAAGCCGGCTATTAGCATACTCAAATTCAACAACGGAGCCTACACCCTCACGAAGTTGTGTAAAAAGCGCAACTACTCCATTAAC